TTGGGTGGGGCTGCGCCAGTTGAAGCCGAAGATTCCACAGGCGTTGCGGACGATGGCTTCGAGGGAGGTTTCGAAGATGTCGAGCTTGTCGAGGTACTCGTCGATGACCTCAGCTTTCCTGTGTTGGTCAACCAGGACTCCACGAAGCCGCATTTCAAGCACCGGACCTTGTAGTTCGCGTGAAAAGGTGTATGTGGCAGTGGTGTGATTGTCAAGCTGTGGCTCGAGCACCGATAGCACCTCGGAAGTGATACAACAATCCAAGCCATTGTATACCTGCTCCTTTTCCCACGGGGTGAGGTTTTCTGGGTCGATGATGGAGGTGTCGATGATTTTCATTCGTCGCGCTTTATGGTTTCATGCTTCGCGCGCATGTGCTTCCAGGGGCCTTCATCACAATAGAGCGAGCCAAGGAACCCAAGGCCTTTAAGGGATTCCGGTTGGAGGGAGTGATGTAAGAGCATGGTATCATCTGTCGCATTCACCACCCTAATCCCCATCGCTCTCCAAAGGAAGGCTATGTCATAGAGCCCATTTTGGAAGAGCTTAGTGATCGATGCTCTCTCAAGAACGCCCTTGACGTATGCCCAAGCGTCCCTTTCAAGTTGTTCAGTGTCCCAATAACTTCTTCCCTTTTTTCGGGTGTCAAAAAATGGAATGACGATAGCAACACCTGGCGTGGGTGCGAAACCAATGCACGTAATTTGCGATCCTGCTGTTTCAATATCAACAGACAATCGAACAGTTCCTGCCAGGTAGGTTCGGTCGAATTCATAAAGGTCCTCCATGGTTGGCTCAATCCAGATTTCACGCTTGGGTCGGCGGAGGTCGGGGAACTCCGATTCCCTTGCGGCCTTGTGAAGGTCACTCACCACCACCGGGCGTAGGGACCAATCGCGGAGCACCGCTGCGGGATGGTAGGTGGAGAGGACCTTGAAGCCGGATACGGTGTGGGTGGAGAGTTCTGTGGTGCCACGGAATTTTGATATAGCCGTGCGCCCGAGCAGCGCCCATATGGCGGTGTTGCCTAGGGCGATGATAACGTTCGGGTCGGCTTCGAGGAGCTCATCTCCGAGGCGCAGCAGTTCGGATTCGTACTTCTTATGAAGGTACTTCCCCTTCAGGAGGGCCGTGTATCCCGGTAGTGCATAGGGCTTCGGCCCGCAGAGGGTTTCAACTCGGTTTCCTTTGGGGCGGAGGTTAAAGACGTTGGTAACCAGGCAATCCGCCCGGTTGATTCCAACCTCGTTTAGCATCTTGGTTAGGTGATAGCCTGAAGCACCGATAAAGGGAGTACGTTCCTTTTCCTCCTCGGCTCCCCAGGCTTCGCCGACGATGGCTATGTTGGACATTGATCGGCTACCAGCTTTGCATAACCAGCGATATCATCCCAGTGGTCTTTGAAGGCGGCATTGCCAGCAATGATCCGTCCGATCTTATGCATGATCATATGCAGGCTTTCCTTTTGCGAGTCGGTTAGAGACTCCCACTTCATCTCGGCTTGGACAATAGACTTTAGCTTTTGCGTCACCCGCGCATGGACCCGAAAGTCTCCGTTAGTCTTGGCTCGCTCCGCTATTAAGTCCTGTACGTCCATCCTTCCCTCCATGAAAAATGGGAGGAGCCGAAGCCCCTCCCTGAGTTGATCTTCACTCCACCGGCGCTGTGGACTTCACGTTTGCATAGGTCGCTTCGCCATCATCCGAGGAGGTGTGGTTGATGTTCACAATGAACTCCTGCCCCACGGCTTCCTCAGCCATGTCATTCCGCGACTTGCCTTTCTCCAGTACGCCGAGGTCTTCGTAGAACTTGTCGAGCCGCCAGATGGCATCCGGCGTGGTATAGAAGGTCAGGCCGTTCTTGGGCAGCGAGGTGCCACGGAGGGAACGGGCAGAGCCATCCTCTCGCGCTGCCCACTCCCCGAGGTCGTCCTCATCAACATCATCCTGAGCCTCGATGAACTCCCCAGCGAAGCGGATGAAGGGGGTGCCCTTCTTTTCCGAGTTGCCCCGTTCCGGCTGCCCAACGATCTTGGCGAGGTAGCTCCCCACCGGGACCGGCTTTGGACGGTCAACCTTTCCAGAGGATTCAGCTTCGAGGATATCTGCGAGTTTAGGTTGGGCCATGGACTATACCTTTCTGAGTTTTGGTTTCACGACTTGTGGACGTAGGGTGGCAAAGAACCTCGCTAATCCATCTTCGATATCGAGGGTTTTCTCCATCTCGAAGGGCTTAGGGTTAGCAAGGTCGAACATACTCGACGCGACTGTTTCGATTACACGTTTTCCTCCTGACTTGGTTACGAAACGAATGACCGAGTTGAAGTACCTCGGAATGGCGGGGGATAGGGCGCTGCCAACAGAAACTGGATAGCCCTTAGTTGCGCCTTCAATCTCCATGTACTTTACATGGGAAATCACGATGACGTTGGTTCGAAAGCTGGCGGAGGTGATGAAGGCGAGGACATGTTCAACAGCATCTTGAGCAGATTTGTAAACTGCTCGAATGTCATGCTTTCCTGAGGTAGATCCAGGGGTGGCGGACTCGTGGAAGTCGAAGGCTGCGTCAGACATAAAGGTGAGGGAGTCAATAACCAGGATACAATCCGGCCCCCACTCACTTGGCACTCCAAGGTCCACATCGTCGTACCTCCAGTGGTCGATCATTTTGTAGGCGTTGATAAAAGCCTTCGGCTTTCCAGCGATCTTTGGACCTTCACTCGAAGCAGTTCGATCATCTCGGAGAGTTCGGAATTCGACGTGATTGATGTTATTTGGACAGTCTCGAAGGACAAATTGCTTGAGCACATCGAGCCCGTTATCGAAATCGAGAATTCGTAGCTTGTATCCTGCGGCAACGAGAGAAGCAAGGCTACCAGTTTTTCCACTTTTGGAGTCTCCTTCGATGAGCAGCTTGGTGAATTCATTCGACTGATGGTTTGCTAGGCTCGGCATTTGCAAGAATCTCCGTGTAGAGTGTGAGAAGGTCGCCTTCGCGGACATCGGCTTTCGGCCCGGTGCAGATGAGCCGCCCTAGGCCAGGGAGCTCGATGGAGAATTCAAGGAAAGCCCCGCGCTCGTTGACCTTCCCCACGGCGAACTTACCGAGGATGAGTTTGTAGCGGACGCGTGAGTCAGTCATTGACGGCTCCTGGGTAGATTACAAGAACGTTGTTCTGCCGCACCACGTGAGCGTAGGAACCATTTGTGATGACTTGATTGACCCATTTTATGTAGTAGTCCACGTCACGCTTGTCGCCAGTGAAGTGAATACGAACCTTCTCTGGCTGCCGAGGGAGTTTCATCGGGCTCTTAGGGGATTCCATTTCTCACCTCGTGTGAATTCGGATTTGAGGAAGTTCTCACGTACGCTGGGGGACTTGGAGCAAACCTCTCTAAATTTGCACCCTCCGTAGTTTCCACAGGACGCCTCGTTCATGGGCCAGCTGCCTGAGGTCGCACAGGCTTCCATGGCGGAGGTCCAGACACGAAGGTCGGCAAGCCATTCTTCGTTTTGATCTGGGGTTCGATAGGTAAACCCCCGTGCGAACTCGGAATAACCAACGGATCTTGAATTTGGTCCTTTCACCTCCGCAGCGTCGATGATTACACCGCGCACCGGAGAGCCGATTACGATTTGCCCCGCGATGGAGTAAAGGGACATTTGATTGTTCGGTGACCATTGGTCGAAGTAGTAAGCAGTCAACGCTGAGGTTGTGGTTTTGCGGTCCATAACAAAGAGGTTGTCTTGGAAGTTTACTATTCGATCGAGGTGGCCGCATAGGAGGTAGGGTTGGCCAAAGGATAGAGTGTTTTCAGGAACGCCAATTTCGTTTGCTTTCCAGTTGTCTTTTAAATCATGCTGCGGCCCCCAATCCAACTCTAGCCGGAAGCTAAGCTCACACGCAGGCTTCCCATTTTCCAGAACTACCGTCTCCGCCGGATCTGTTTCACGGGGATATTTATCCAAATACCACACCACAGTACGTAACAACGACTCGAATGATTTAGCGCGTATAGACGGCTTTGCCTCCGATACATCAGGGTAGCCATCCCTGGAATCACATACCCACCTGACGACTTCAAAAACAGCTTCCTCGTGATCGCGACCGTCAATGCGAAGGATGTCGTAGTTGTGTAGGGCTTCATGGTAGAGGATCCCGAATTTGAGATGCACCGACTCGTCCTTCGATTGCCAGCCTTCGATCATGATATAGTAGTAGAGCCTCGGGCAGGTTTTGAAATACCCTATACTCGTCGAATCAAGGGCGAATTGGATATCGGTGCCTGGGAGGAAGGGGGAGGGGGCGCCTTCTGGTAGTGTGAGTTCGGGGTCCATATAAGGTGTTCCTTTTTGTGAAGGTTACGACGTGCTGCACGATAGGTAGAGGCGGCTCGGGGCATTAGAACCTCCTCTTGAGGGGTGCCTTCGGTGGCTGTGCCCCTTTAATCACCTTCATCACATCCGCGAGGGCATCGTCGTCGACTGAGCGGGCCTTCTTCCCCCCGGATTCGTAGATCGCACGCTGCCGACGAATGTCCGCCACGATGATTTCAATCTCCGGTGGGGAGGGTGGGATGCCCTCGGCGAGGCGGCGCATGACTTCGTTGAGGTCATTAGTCATTGCAATAGTCCGCGAAGGAATCGTAGACCTTTACACCGTTTACCCATTTGAACTTTGGTTTTGGCCAATCGGTTATGGAACGAATAAAGCTGTCTCTTTGTGCGTTATCATGGGCTGCTTTTTGTTCGGGAGACATTGTGTCATAACGTGCCTTGGCTTCGGCCACAAGTTTTTGAATATCTTTCATACTGGTCCTCCTTTGAAAGCCCCCAGGGGCAAGATGGTTGGGCCTACCCCTGGGGTGTCAGGGTAAACATAACCGCGGATACGGTTGAACAGTCCTTCTACGGAACCAATGGACCTGCCATCATCAGCGAGAGGGAGTCATTCCTTCTCGGACCCTAGGGTTATCCAGGGTTTCGGCGGAAGTTTGATACGCAGCGTTGCTCCTGGTTTCAGTCCATAGTTTATATTGTTTGGGCATTTGTGATCCTCACACCAGCCTTCCCAAATCATTTGAAGGTGGTGCATCTGCCATCTTCGCACTTCTGCTGTGGCGTCATTCGGCTGCATCGTCTAACTCTGAGAGGCTTTCAACGATCATGGAGTCGATCGAGGCGTGTTCGACATAGACCCACCACGCACCCTCGGTGTCTTCTTTGATTCGCACGACGAGGGGATCGTAGACTGAGCGACCGTAAAGAGGGTCCCCTTCGTCGTAGATCTGGGTGTTATCCCGTCGATCCACGGTGCGTGCGTAGTGCAGCCTCGAGCGGAAGGTGCACGCCGCAGCGTAATCGGAGAACTTAATTCGGATTCCCTTAAGGTCATCCTTTGCCCGGTCAAGGGCATCATAGGCATCGCCGTAAGAGAGCCGGGTGGTGGGGGCTGTCATCGAATGTCCCTTGAGTTGATGAGGAATAGTTCGTTTTTCGCACGGGTCATAATCACATATCGAAGGTTCATCTCCTGCTCCTCCGGGCCGATCATCCATTCATCGAGAAAATAGACCCTATCCCACTCCAGGCCCTTCGCCTTGTGCCCAGTGAGGAGGTCGATGGTGCCCTTTTGTTCAAAAAGATGCTCGATATAGGCCATGGCGTGCTTCAACGTCGGCCCATAGTGGGCAAAGACCCGCATACAGTCCGCGATGTCCTTAGAGGTTTTGCTCCCGGCTTCCAGACGCTCCCCTTCCCAATCCTCTATCGCGGAGAGGGTGGAGTCTTGAGACATATCCTCCGGTCCCAGCTTTCGCATAATCCCGGCCACTTTTGGCCCCATATCAGAACCATGCACACGAACGCTGCGGCCAGCGCCAAGCAAGCGTAGGGCCAAGCGAAACAGCGGTGCGTTGTTGCGGCAGATAATCGCGGAGTTGTCGAGGATTCCTTCGAGGGTGGGATTTTTAAGCTCTCCAACAAAGCCTCCGGGCTTGGACCATTTGAAATGCGGAACGCGCCAATGGACGGAGCGGACTACGGCTTCGGGGCAGCGGAAGGAGATGGAGAGGTCAGAGACGGACATGGCAAATCTCTCACGAAGATAATGCATTCCCTCTTGCCGTGCACCGCGAAAGCCGTAAATAGACTGCCAAGGGTCACCAACAGAGATGAGCCGGCCCCTGGCAAGCTTGTCGAGCATCGCATGGTTAACGGGAGAAAGGTCCTGAGCCTCGTCGACCATGACGCATGGAAATCTAGGGAATGTTCCTCCAAACAATGCGGGCATGTATATTTGATCGTTATAGTCAATATACCCTCGGTAGGCGGTTTTAATGGAGAGAATGAGAAGAGCATCGATTAAGTCCTTAGCTAATGGGGAAGGAGGCTCATCAAGAGCAAGGGCCAGAGCATCCCAATCACATAGGCGATTAGCATTGGGATACTTGCCATCAGGGATATAACCCAAGGCTTTGGCGAGTTCAATTCCTTGTCGTACCATAGATAATTCCGCCCACGCATCGGATTGATCCGGTTTGGACCATGCGGAGATATGCTCACGGAAATGCTCCATGGTTTTCTTTGGGTTGAGGGTTAGGTGGCCTTGGGCGGATTGCCAAATCCCGTGCCCACATCCGTTGAGGGTTTTGATCTTGGTTGTGGAGGAAAACTCTCCAGAGTCGATGGCTTCGTCAGCGTTGCGTTTGTTGAACACAAGATAGAGGATGTTGGACTTGCGGCCGAGAACACCATCGATCATCTTGAGCGTGGCGGTTTTGCCGGTGCCAGCGAGAGCGTTGATCTGAAGGTTGCCCTCAGCGCGAGCGGCATCAAGGATAGCAACCTGTTCATCGGTAGGGGTCAGGCGTGGGGATGGGGAGAGCATCTAAAATCTCCTCTTAATCGGCTCACGGTGGGCCTTCAGCCCAAGGGCAACGAGGTCGATCTTATCCACAGCATCCCCTTTTTCATCCTCAAGAAGGCCGAGAGTATGGGAGTAGACCCGGCCCATCGGTGGGCGCTCAACGGCAGCTAGGATTGCCTCACAGGGATTCTCGGCCGTAGCCGAATGGGCAAAGCCCTCATCGTCAATCATACAGACATACCAATCCCCTGGGGCGAGTTGGCAAAGGGAGCCAAGCAGCCAGCCGGTGGAGTTCAGGGAGAGGATGAGGGCTTCGAGGGTCATTAAGTCACCATATTCTCGATTCGCGCCTGAATTCCTCGTCCTCCGCAGACCGCTCGGCCGGCGTCAGGAGAGCGCGGCGGCGATACTCGGAAATATTGACCACCATCACGGTGGCTATCAGAAAAACGAACAAAAGGCCGACAATGATCGTTTCCATCATGTTCCCTCCTTGTGGGTGGCCTAGCCTATTAGACTAGACCACCCTTACTAGGCTCAATTACACGGTTTTGCGTTTACGCCGTGCGAGCGCAACAATGCCAGCGAGGCCTGATGCAAGCAACGGTAGGGTTGCCGGAAGCGGGGTTTCCCGCAAGGGCAGGTTGGTCTGCAACACCGCTGGGCCGCTGCAACACTCGCCGTAGATGAGGTCGAACATGTATGTGCCGCTCACTCCGGTGAATATTGTGGTGGTCGTTGTGGGCGATGTTGGCCCAGGCTCACTAATAAGCGGCACCCCGCCAACAGTGAGCGTCAGGCCATCATCGTGAGCGACGGTGAAACTGTCGCCGTTGTTCAAGGTGACTTGCCCTTGAAAGTCCACCAGAGACCCGATGGAGAAATTGTCCATCAGGCTCGTTAATGTGCCAGCGGCATTCTCCGTGATGTTAAAAGCACCGCTCGACGCAAGCCATGCTCCGACTGTGGCGTTAGTGGCACTGAAATTCAGTGATCCACTAACCAAGAACGTCACATCGGGGGTTCTGGCTGGCTCGCTTCCAGGAACGACATTTTGAGCGGCAGCTTCCGGCACATGCCAATACGAACCGCTGATGGTGTTGGCACAAGCTGGAGCAGCTATTAGTATGGCTACTGTTGAAAGCAAAAACTTCCTCATTTGGTTTCCTTTCATTAGTCGCGAATGTGCGGTTATACTTTAGCCGTTCAGCATTCAGGCATGTCAATCTCCTTTTCTGGGGATTTCTTCTCAAGAGCGGTTTTTGCTACCGCATGACATAAAGCGGCACGATAGCCATTATCCCGGATTTCCACGAGCACCGCCCGCAGCCGCTCGATTTCGTCCAGTGCGGTTTCCAGTGTCATTTGTTCCCTAGTCATTGTCGAAGGTTCCTTACCGAGGCAGTTGCGAGCTTGGTGACGTTGATTTGAGTCAGCTTCAACATCTCCCCAATGGCAAGGAAGCCCTGCCCACGGATGGGTTGGTCGTTGGATTTGTTGAGGTGGCCGATCATATAGGCAGCTTCCTCAGCCATGCGGAGGTGTTCGAGAAGCTGGGCGAAGGTATCGGCTTCGGAGATGGCCCCGCCGATGGTTTCATAGGGGAGTCGGTTGGTCATTAGAGGATTCCCTTCCTGCGTAAGATTTCCAGGGCCTTGGACTTCGACTCAGCCGACACCTCTGGCTTCACCCGCTTGGGCTCCATAGGGAAGGTTGCCCGTGAGCGGCCATTGGTGGGTTGGTTACGGGATTCGCGGTCGAGGAGCTTGAGAACCTTGGACAATGCACCCTCGGTTTTATCAAACTTAGTGATAAGCCCGCTGGCCAATTCAACATAAATCGCCCCTCGATCGTGCCAGATTCGACAGGAATAGGATGGGGAATTTAGGTAGGGGGTCATGATTCGTCCAATCGCTGCGCGAGTTCCTTCGCGAAGGTTGTTAGGGAAAAGGTCATGCGGTAATCGTGATCAAGCTCAACGAGCGTGTCCCCGCTATCAGCATTGTGGATGATGGTGAAGTTATTCTCCTGGAGGATGGAAATGATTTCAGCCTCAAGCTTGCGCCAAGTGGTCAAAGACATACCGTCCTCCATTCTAGGTACCATTATACCCGATAACGCTGGGAAAGTCAAGAACAATCCCTTACCTAGTCCGGCTGATATGGTCTAGTCAGGGATTTTAATCACATCAACCATTGCGTCTTGGTCGAATGCCGATTTCTTAGCGGTTTCGAGAGAGGTGTAATCTATGTAATCAGTGTCACCATCTCGGAGCTGCGAGTGTTGTGACAATGCACCGTGCCAGGAATCGGATTCGACAATTTCAATTCGCAGTTCATTGTCGTAGAATGATATATGTGCGATAGCCCATTTAGACATTGTAGCCTCCATTGTGCTTGGGAAGTCAAGAACCATAGCGCAGAAGGATGGCGCGGATATCCTTCATGGTCTCCAGGATCGCCCGCAGTAGGCGGTCTCCTTCAGTCTCGTGGTCTGGGGGAGAGGGTGGGAGGAAGGCGATTGGCTTTCGGGGCTTAGTCATTGTGGCCTCGCAAGGATTGCACAATCAAGCTAATCATTTCCTTGATTTCTGCTTGTGCAATTTCGTATTGATCTACCAATGCTATACCTTCCTTTCCAAATGTTGTTACAAGGCGATAGACAATCTCGCTATTCAATGATCGATGATTGCGCTTTGCCTCGTCCTCAATCCGTTGACGCATTGCCTCGTTAAACCGAAGTCTGAGGTTGACAATATTTTGGCGATGGCGCTTGGTCATTGTGTCCTCCATATGAAACGGGGGAGGGATTGCTCCCTCCCCTGATTGCATCAGGCTGCGATGGCAACTTTGACCGAATTCAACTTCGATTGAACATCATTGGCGGTATTGAACCAATGATCCCTCGCTTCCGACATATTCCGAAGGGCGTCCTCCAGTTCCATGATTTTGAGTTGTGCGTCGTCGCGCTCCCTCTTGGTGGTATCAAGGGTCTGAGCCGTGGCGATGAATTGATTATGCCAATTATCTCCCGTAGCAACAGCGATGCTGTGCAGATTAGCCGTTGTGCCGTGATCGCTGCGCTCCTTGTCGAGGTCCGCCCGAAGCTGAGCGTTCTCATCCTGAAGGGCCTGACGCTCAGTGCGAAGCCGCTGGACTTCCTCATCCAACCTCGCAGTGGTCTCACGATAGACCTCGACATCATGCTTAAGCTGCTCAACCACGCTGCGAAGCTCCTCCACCTCCTTCGCAAGGGTGGAAGCCTGGATCACGCTGTCCGCGAGACCCTGGAAGAACTTGGAAACGGAGGTGGCGTCATCGGCGTTGAAAGACATGGAAGGGGACTCCTGGGTTGTGGTAGGAATGGTTTCCTGGGTGGTAGGAATGATAGTGGTGGCTGGGCGGATGGTGATACCAACGAGATACCCATCAGCATCAAGTTGGCCAGAGACGAAATGCTTGCCCTTGGCACAAGGGAAGTACAACTCCCCATGGTATTCATCGTATTCGAGCGTGACTGGCCCACTTGCGCAGTCAAAGCCATGAAGATCAACGATATCACCGACTTTTAGATCGCTGATCTTGGCCCATTCGGGATGATCCCCATAATCATCCACTCTAAGTTCCGAATGTATATACATAACAGTCCTCCTTACATTGCCCTACGACAGGGAATAGATCACTTAGGCTTATGTGCTTTGTAGTCCATCGCATCACCAGAATGCTCTAAGCTGGTAATGTCCCATGACCCCGTGATAGTTAGTGGGAGTACATGTTCAGCGTAGCACTGTGCGTCGTCTATAGAATAGAAAGGCCCAAAGAAGCGTAGCCCTCCAAACACGGCACTACCAAGCACGATGATATACATTGCGACCTCCGTTAATAATGGGCAGTTTAGCGTCATACCCAGGACATTCCCAGATCAGCAGCTAGCTTTAGAAGTGCTAGATCGTGCTAGAAGGAATGCAACCGGTTGCAAGATTAAGTGGTCATGACTCCACTTAACGATTAGTGCGCTGTGGCTTGGGCAGGCTTGCCCTTGCCCTTAGCAACCTTCACAGCCGCTGCAACATCCTCCGCAGTGGCGGTGTCCTTCTTTTTCCTCGTCGGCGCAACCTTCGGCTTGGCGGTCTCCGCAGAGGCAATAAGATCAGCCAACGCAGTACCTTCCTTCGGCTTCGCGATGATGCTTTCACGAGCCTTCATCTTCGCGACATTCTCTCGCGCCTTGGCGAGATAGGAATCATCCTCGGCGATAAGCTCATCCGCCGCCGCCGTAATGACACTGGACTTGATGCCAGTGATCTTCTTTCCCGCCTCACGGAAGGCAGCCTTCACCGCCTCACGTGCAAGACGCCGGGCCTCGGTGGTCACCTCCCGGCCTTCCTTGGCCGCTGCCTTGCGCTTCTTGAGGTTGCCCTCGACAAGGTTCTTCAGGTTTTCCTCGCCCTTCGCGAGGGCGGCGGACTGTGCTTCGGCAAGCTCGTCACCATCAAGATCCTTGACCGTGATCTTGCTCATGTTCTTATTCAGGAGGGTCTTGAGGCCTTCCTGAAAAATCGCTGCGTAGATTTCATCCGAGAAGGCCTCGGTGTCCACGCTGATATTCTTCTTCGCTTTGGTGATAGCAACTGCTATCATGGGCATTGACGACTCCTTATTGGTTAGGCCAGGGGCATCCTAGGACTCTTTCATACTCCCTCCTATTGCTGCCGATGGGTGTGCTAGGGATTGCACGATCAAGGGGAGGGATAAGCTCCCCTTGGGCTTGCAATCAATGCGAACAAGATTGCACAACGCTATTAACCCGTATTGCCTTAGCAATCCACCATTTCGCAAGGGGCATATCCTGCCATTCCACCGCGATATGCTCCGCCTTCTCGTAACAAATCTCCCGGATCATTTCGAGCACGCTCCCAAGACCTTGGCTGTCAATCAACCTCTCCAGTTGCTCTGAGGGTGTCCAAGATATGGTAGGTGCATCTCGCGTTTCAGTAATTGGTATTCGCTGGGTCATATTTTCAGTCTCCGCTTTGCCTGTTCAATCCACTTAGGATCGCTGTCAACCAATATCCTCGCGGACTTAGCTATATCATACGGTGAAAAGTCTGCGGGATCGTACCCACGCTCAACCATAGTCGCACGCACTGATTTCTTCGCTAGCTTAACCGCGAGCTGATATAGCGTATCGTATATCCCGTTTCGTGCTAGTGTCATTTGCTAGTCCCCGATTTCAACCACAAGTATATCACCACTCGCCACCATTTACAACAACAATCGCACCGCGCTGCGTGCATCCCACCGATGGTTTACGCTTCGCACGCAGCGAAAGTTCCCACGCACCTAGTCCGATCTCATCCCGCCTCATCCTACCTGATCTGATTCTTATCTGACCCTTATCGGTAGTCATAGCCTAGTCCAGCCTCTGAGGCCTCCTATCTCGATTTTGCACAGTGTGGGCGGGTCTTACTGTCCTTAATTTTTTTTTTTTTTTTTTTATCATAAGGAACACTATCCGAATGTTTCAATAACTTCTGCCAATGTGCCCGTACAGACATTACTAGACTATCACTACCGACTAGAGCACCATGA